ATGCTGACCGACACCAAACTGCGTTCGCTTAAGCCCAAGGGCAGCCCCTTCCGGGTGGCGGACTCCAATGGCCTCTGCATTGAGGTGCGGCCATCAGGTGCGAAAGTGTGGCGCTACCGCTACCGCTACTTGGGCAAGGCAAGCATCGTCACGCTCGATGAGTACCCATCGATGTCGCTGCAGACTGCCCGCGTCGAGCGCGACCGACTGCGCTCGCTGCTGCGCGGCGGAGCCAATCCCGCTCAGGTGGCAAGGGTCGAGAAGGCAGTGCAAGGAGAGCGCGCCGCAAACACCTTCGGTGCCATTGGCTTGGAGTTGCTCGCCAAGCGGACAAAGGAAGGCCTTTCCCCTGGCTCCGTTGTGCGCGAGCGTCGGCTGATCGAGAAGGATCTGGCTGGGCTGGCGGATCTGCCTGTTAGGGACATCACTGCTCCGGTTCTGCTGGCTGCGCTTAGGAAGCTGGAACAGCGAGGCGTAGTCGAGACTGCCCATCGGGCGAGGGCCCACGCCGGCCGTATCTTCCGCTATGCCATCGCTACGGGTCGTGCTGACCGAAATCCCGCTCAGGACCTCACAGGAGCGCTGGAGCAGCCTCAGACCAAGCACTTCGCTAGCGTGACTGACCCCGCCGTCATTGGTGGCCTCCTTCGCGCGCTGTGGGGCTACCAGGGGGCATTGGTCACTCAGGCCGCGCTAAAGCTGGCCCCAATGCTGTTTGTTCGCCCTGGGGAGCTGAGGCAGGCAAAGTGGGCCGACATAGATCTGGATGCTGCAGAGTGGCGCTACGTGACCAGCAAGACGAGGACGCCGCACATCGTCCCGCTCTCTAGCCAAGCTGTGGAAGTGCTTCGGGACCTGTACCCCTACACCAAGCGCAGCGAGTTCGTTTTCCCGGGTGTCCGGAGTGCGCTAAAGCCGATGAGCGAGAACACGCTGAACGCGGCGCTCCGGAATCTTGGGTTCGACTCAGACACGATGGTTGGCCATGGCTTCCGAGCGATGGCGAGAACGGTGCTGGACGAAGTGCTTGGCTATCGCCCGGACTACATTGAGCATCAGTTGGCTCATGCCGTGAAAGATCCCCTTGGGCGGGCCTACAACCGGGCAACCCACCTGCCGGAGCGCCGGAAGATGATGCAGGCCTGGTCGGACTATCTCGATCAGCTGCGAGCAAAAGAGCCTAAGGTGCTGGCCTTCAAGTCCAAGCGTGCCTAAACCCCAGAGATGCCTTTAACGATGGCCACTCAGAGAAGTACAGCCGCATAAACAAAGCGGCCGAGGAAGGGGCGGCAACCCCTAGCTCGGCCTACCACAACCGACTATTGAGGAGTCGATCATGGATCGCAAGATTATAGATTTTGCTTCAGCACGTTTGCGTAAAGGCCGCTCCAGCGCAAGCGTCCCCGTTCAGCATAAGGATCCGATTGATGGGCTCCTGGAATGCGGTGTTCCCGCCCGCGTCTTAGTCGCCCACCAACTACCTTGCGTCGAATGGCTCGCCCTTCATCGACGTGACAAGTTCTGCATTTGCTACTTTGATGCCGCTGGCCAGGTTGTGACGGAGAGGCTGAACGCGAGTCAGCTTCTCACACGGGCTCAGGAAATTGGCTGGAGCCCATTGCAGGACCAAGTATCCCCAGATGCCGGGCGCCATCTCTTCGAGGAGGCCTCCTACAACAGGCGCGCTGGAGTCCACTGGTACGCTTCCGCCTACGACCAAACGGACGACATGTTGCCGCTAGGTTTTCCAGAGGATGTCCTGAGAAGGGCTCACGAGCGGCAAGAAAGACGGTATGCGGCGGCGGAGAAGAGGGCGCGTCAGCGAGCCCTTCGAAACGAGCGGCTCGTCGCAAATGAGCGCCGAAAGAAAACAGCCAAGCTTCTTGATTCCATGGCGATGCGGATATTGATGGCCCCGAGCAAAGATGGGAGTGCGCCAACGACGAAATCCCAGGCGCGGCGTCAAGTCAAAGGTATGGTGGAGTCACTTATGGCGGATCTCCGCCAGGTGAGGGTTAACATCGAATTGCCGCGCGGGTAAGGCCTCAGTTCACTCGTCCGATGGAGAGCCCATGAAATTTCCTGATAAGTCCTATCCCACGACGCGTGCTGCCGATATCGCGCGCAAGCTTGAGACATCTGCGCAGTTCTCAACATGTTTGAGGGTGCTAGAGGGGAAGAAGAGGCAGAGTCGATTCCCTTTGGCTATGAGTCTTGAGGGCTGGCTGCACTGGTCGGTTCAGCGCTCGCTGGCTGAGTTTGAGCCGTTCGAGAAGATGACCGCCAAGCAGCGAATTGACGCTTCTAAAAGAATCACTTCCCACTGTGAGGCGCTACGCGATCTTCTGTCTCCGTTCCATGACGACGTGACCGGCCTAGGATGGCCGTTCCAGCCAGAACTGGACCTTGCCGCACTAACAAGTGCGATGAACTACAAAGAGCGTCACAGCGAAGACTATGAGGGGCTCGACGAAGATGAGGCAGAGGATATGTTCATTCAACGAAGATTCGCTATGTACCACCTCGCAATGGTTGACCTAGGTCTGGTTCTGGATGCGCTACAGAACGGCGCGGAGCGCTTAGGCGAACTGCAATCCCACATCAAAAAGCCAAATGATCCAAACGCCGCTCGCCTTAGCTTTATGCGGCGGCAGACAAAGGAACTTCTCAATGAGTTCGGTCAACCCTATAGGACTGTCGTCCTGGCCTTGACTTCAGTGTTCTTCGAAGCCGATGACCTGGACGAGGCCGCTGTGTCAAAACTTGCTCCTGTGTAGACAAGTCCGCGCATCGGCAGCTAGACCTGAAGCAAAAGCGGGCCACAGCAGTTTTTGTTCAACCTGAGCAAAAGTCAGAAATGTCTCTGTTGATGGCATGTTGTGGGCTTGACTTGGTATCTAAATTTCGACTCACCCGCCGCGCATAGCGGCCACACGGTGCAGTCAATGGATACATATGGACATCGGGATTTCCGGCCCTTCATTCCGGAATGCGCGAAGGTAGGAATTGGCCGGTCTAAGGCTTACGAACTGGCAAAAGCCGGTCTTCTGGAGACGGTCAGCATCGGCACACGCCGTTTCGTCTACCTCGATAGTCTTTACACGCTTCCCGCACGCCTTGCTGCGGCCTCTATGGAGGTCGCAGCGTGAACCATTTCGATTTCTCAAATCTCAATCGAGATCAAATGGGGCTCCTGGACGTGGGCGGTTGGACCTCTGATTGCGGTCGGGCGGCGCCGTCTCGGCGCGCGGCGGCTGAACTGGTGAGCCGGGGACTTCTGGAGACGTACACAGCTACCCATGAAGACGAGCACGGTTCGTACCGGGTGACCGAATACCACGCACCCCAGGAAGTTCAGAGCGCCTGGCGAGATCTCCAAGCGAGACGGGAACAGCAGGGTGAGTCGGTGGAGGTGGAGCTGTGAAGCCACACGATCCTGCCCAACTCGTTCCCCACCCTTCCTCAGGTCTCAAGGTCTGCCTTTCCACCGGCCGCATCTTTGACACAGATGGTCTTGAGGTCGGAATCCAGACCTCGGATACCTATGTCAGGGTAATCCGGAGGGCGACAGCGGCATGTTCGCGAGTCACTTGGTATGCGCATCGATTGGTATGGGAGGCTGCAAATGGTCCTATTCCAGAGGGGATGCAGATCGATCACCTCGATTGCGACGCAGGTAACAACGCGCTCTCCAATCTTGATTTGGTGACCCCTCAGGAGAACCGAGCTAGGCAAGCTGAGAGAAACATGGCTCGCTACGGCTGCAGGTCCCATTACTGCAAGCTGACCCCAGAGCAAGCGGTAGCGATACGCGACAGCGTGGACACCATTCCCTCGAAGGTGTGGGCCAAGCGACTCGGGGTAGCCCCTCGCACAGTGAACCAGATCCGCACCGGCCGAACTTGGGCGCATCTTCCTGGCGCGCGAGCCGTGAAGGTGCGGCCCAAGAAGACCTGACTGGCTTCCCACCTATGCCCTTGGGGGGTGTATGCACAATTTCAGCCAGGACCCAGCCAGCAGGCCGCCTGGGCACGGAGTGGCTATTTCCGGCCGGCAACAAAACAAGCAGCGCCACCAGAGATTGAAGGGGCGGGGTAAGGGGGCGCCTTTTCTTTCAATCCAGCACCAGATCTCGGACTCCGAAGAGTTTGGCCTTCTTTCGGGAAATGCAGTGAAGCTGCTGCTTGAGCTTGCTCGCCAGTACCGTCCGGGAAGGAATGGGGATCTCAGTATTCCTTGGTCCATGCTTTCCAAACGAGGCTGGAGGAGCAAGGCAACGGTACAGGCGGCCAAAAGAGAACTGTTGGACGCTCGGTGGATCCTCGAGACTCGCAAGGGCGGCAAGAACATGTGCAGCCTGTTCGCGCTCACCTACTACGCGATTGACGAATCAGAGAAGCACCTTGAGCCATCGACTGTGACGGCGCCCAATCACTGGAGGCGAAATCACAATGGCTAGTCGCTATGTGGGCCAACTAGGTCGCTATGTGGACCAACTCTCGAAACAGTTGGCCCACATACAGACCTACGAGGTCGCTATGTGGTCCAGTCAGGGGGTTATCCACAACCCTTCGAGGTCGCTATGTGTACTCCCTTATAGATATCTACCAAGCGGAGCGCGCTCTTCGCAGCTTCAGATCTTCTTGAAGCGTGGCCTTGAGGAGGGCGCCCCTTGAACCAGTCGGCACAGTACCGAACCCGGTCCAAGCAGGTGCAAGGCCCGGAAACTCCCGGTCTCGCCAAGCCCTGGACAGAGGGCTCAATCAACGTGGATCGGGCTTCTAGGGCGTTGGCTGCTGCATTCGGTTGTGGGCCCTGTATGGCGGTGTCGTGGCAGGCGTCGTGGGTGGAGTCCTTGCCAGATGAGGAGGGGGCCTTTGATCCCGATGGGCTCGCTATTCACGCGCGAGGAAGAGTGGTGCAGGACGCTAGGAGATATCTCCCCTCACATGCAGCCTCCAGGGCTATCGCACTGCGCGGCCTCCGTGCGGACGCTCGTTCCTTGGCGGAGGACTTTGATCGCAAGGCGAACATGCGTGCCGACGCGTGCCCCACGCGTGTACGACGCGTGCGACGTTGGGACAACCACAGGTTTGCGGGCACCGTAGTCATCCCTGCTGTGAGGCCGGTACGCCCTGTGCTGCTGGCGCTTTCCGAAGCATCACTTGATGGCCCGCTCGAAGCTTGGCTGATGGTCTACGCCGCTCAACGGATGGAGTTTTGGCCCAAGGTTGAAATGTACCTGACTGCCATGGGGCATAGGCCCGAAGTGGCACGAGAGGCTGCGGCCAAGCTTCTGAAGCCTAGAGAGGCTCGAAGCTATAGAGACGGTGCGCGTTCGTTCCGAATGCGAGAGTCCACGTATCGAGAACTGGTGTCCAAGGTACAGGCCATTCTGTGGGACTGGCTGGAGCGAGCCTGCTACGCGCTACTGGAGGAGTTGGGCGAGAGCAGTGGGTGGGAAGTCGGCGAGGGGAAGGCGCTCGATCTATCGATGTGAGAGGCGGGAGAAAAAAGCCAACCCTTTCTACTGGGTTGTTGCTCAACGACTTGATCGCACGGGAGCGATTTACACCCGCCAAACGCCTTAAGTAATAGGGGCTCTACTACCCAAGGGCGGGCTCCTGGCGGCGTCCACTTCGGTGGCGCCGCCTCTCCCCCTATGGCGCGATAGACGCCTTGAGTACAGGACAACCCAATGACCTTCAAACTGCAGAACTTTCTGGGCCGAGTCACGCCCGGTTGGCAGAACCTCAACGACCAGGACCGAAGTGCGATAGCTCGGCAGGGCCTGCTAGCCTCCGGCTTGGCAATGCTCAGCGCCCGGAACGGTGGGAACTTCGGGGCGTCCCTCGCAGACGGCCTCAAATCTGGCCTCCTTGCTGTTAACGAGGGTGTCATCGATACCGAGAATGCTCGGTACAAGAACGACATCCTGGCTCGTACTCGTCAGGGGATGGAGCGTAACGCGGCCATCGAGCAGGCTCAGAAAGGCGTGCTGAATCCTGATGGATCACTCAATGAGGACTCATGGAGTCAGTGGGCGAGTGTCGATCCGGTGGGTGCACAAGAATTTCGCCAGAAGGCGAGCCCAAGGGCGAAATGGGAACCTACACAGATTGGTTACCGAGATCCCAAGACGGGTAGGGATGGCCTGCTGGACGTGTGGGTTAACAAGGACACTCGCGAGGTTCGAGACCTGCAGAACAACCCGATCAGCAGTGGTCTGCTGGCCCCCGATGCAGTACAGCCACAGATGCCGAAGGCTGGGCTACTGGGCGCCGATGTGCTGCCGGGCCTTGAACAGGCTGTGATGCAGGTCGAGTCGGGCGGCAATCCGGCTGCGGTGTCGTCCAAGGGCGCCATGGGCACCATGCAGACGATGCCTGGCACCCTGCGAGATCCGGGCTATGGCGTCACTGCTGCCCGCGATCAGTCACCGGCTGAGATGGAGCGGGTGGGGAAGGACTACCTGCAGGCGATGCTTCGCCAGTACGGCGACCCGCGCTTGGCCCTGGCAGCCTACAACTGGGGTCCTGGCAATGTGGATCGCGCCATGCAGGCGCACGGCGGCAACGTGGACGCGGTGCTTGCCAATGCCCCGGCAGAGACCCGCGCGTATGTGCCCAAGGTTCTTCAGCGCTCTGGCACGCAAACTGCGGCGGCACCTCAGATCGGCTTTCGCCCGACAAAGGAGCCGAACCAGACAGAGCGACAGGCACCCTCTGGATATCGGTACACCGCCGATGGCGGAAGTCTTGCGCCAATTCCTGGCGGTCCTGCAGATCGAAAGAACAACCCCGCCCCTGGCGACTTGGCGCAAGCTGAGCAAGCGCTGCGAAAGGAGTACTCCTCGCAGATCAAAACTCCGCAGACAGTTGTTAACTCGTACCGGCAGATCGAACAGGCAGCCACCAACCCCTCTGCGCAGAATGACCTGGCATTGATCTTTTCTTACATGCGCATGCTTGATCCCGCGTCTGTGGTTCGGGAGGGGGAATTCGCCACGGCACAGAACGCAGCCGGTGTGCCGGATCAGATCCGAAATGCCTACAACAAGGCAATCAACGGTGAACGGTTGAACCCCGAGCAGCGAACGGGCTTCGTCAGCTCCGCAAGGGGGTTGCGAGACCAGGCCCAGCAGCAGATTGACGCGTACCGGGAGCAGTACTCCGGATTGGCAAAGGAATACAACTACTCGCCAGAGCGCATCGTGGGCAGGGGCTCGTCGTCTCGCAAGGAAGGCCAAGTGCCTCCGGCAGCTGTGGACTTCCTCCGAAAGAACCCGAACATGCGTGCGGCCTTCGAGCAGAAGTATGGCGTCAGCGCTGACGACTACCTGAGGTAACCAATGACGAAAAATCCATTCGATCAGTTCGATGGCCCCGTGCAAGATCTAGCTAGCCCTGGTCAGAACGCCTTTGACCAGTTTGATCAACCCGATGACATTGTGACGCTCCCAACTGTGCAGGCGGTGCGACCCGACTTCAGCGATGTGACCTCCAGCTGGGAGAGTACTGCTGACCAGCCGGGCACTGCAGTCGGTCGGTCGCTGGGCGAATACGGAGGGCGGCAGGTACTGCAGGGTGTCGGTGGGCTGCTGGGCGCCATTGGCGGCGATGCGTTCAATCACTACGTCGTAGATCCGATTCGGCGACGGTTCCATGTGCCGACTGAAGGAGACATTGCAGCCGGTCGTGATGGCTTCGTTCCTACGGCATCCTACCGTCAGATCGGCGAACAGATTGCGGATGACCTTGGCATGCAGCGGCCCCAGACCAAGGCTCAGCGGATCGTCTCTGACATCGGCGAGGGCTTGACCGGCACTGCTTTGACGCTGGGAGCGGGCACCGCCGCGAGTGGCGGTCGCGGCCTCACGCAGGCTGCTGGCGAGTTCTTCGCTGCCAACCCGGTCCTACAGACTGCAGCCACCGTATCGGGCACCGGGGCTAGTTCCGCCGTCCGAGAGGCTGGTGGCGGGACCGCTGCCCAAATCGCAGCAGGTGTTGTTGGCGGTTTCGCGCCGGGCACTATCTCGGCACTTCCCGGTATGCGTAGCGGGTTCGTTCCGCAGACGGTTGCAGATATGACACGGGGAGTTCTCAGAGGGCGTAACGCTGCCGGTGATCGAGTGACTGCCCAAGACATCGACCGAGCAATCACTGATTTCGCCGCTGCAGGGACCACACCGAGTGTTGGGCAGGCGACTGGTGGTCGGCTCTCCCAAGCTATGGAGACGATGCTTGGCAATGTGCCCGGTGGCGCTGGCCCGATTGCACGGCTGGGGGCCAAGCAATCCAGTGCTACTGGCCAGGCCATTGAGCGTTATGCGGAACAGCTTTCCCCACGCGGGCGGCCTATGAGTCCCGAACAGGCCGGTAGAGCTGTCCTGGAGGGCGTTGAGGGCAAGAGTCCGGTGGCGTTCGTTCCAAAGACAGCGAAGAAGGCTGATGAGCTATATGACCGGGTATCCCAGCAAGTTGCGCCGGGTACGCGGGTTCAAGTCGAGAACACCAAGCAGGCACTGTCTGATCTCAATGCTTCCATTGAGGGGGCGCCAAACGTTGCCAAGCTCTTCCAGAATTCGCGAATCCAAGGCATTGAGTCTGCGCTAGCTAAGGATATCGGGGGGGCGGAGGCCGCCCTGCAGCGCCCGGATGTCCGCCAACAGGCGGACACGCTTAGGCAGCAGCTCAACGCGCAAGCGGATCAGGCGCGGGCGGAGAACATGCGTCTCCAGACATTGGGAATGCGTGCCTCGCAGCCCGTCGCGAGTCCTCGGCAGATTGACGAGCAGGTCAAGACGGCAATCGCAGGGATGGCGGACAACCAGATTCCGTACGAAGCTTTGACCAAACTGCGGACGCTTGTGGGCAAGGAGTTAGACAACTACTCCTTGGCGGATAGCGTGCCACGAGACAAGTGGAAGACGCTCTACGGAGCCCTCACGCGGGATATGGAGGCGGCCGCTACGACTCCGGAGGCGCAGCAAGCCTGGAAGCGTGCAAATGCCTACTACGCGGCCAGGAGCAACCGTATCGATTCCATCGCCCACGTGGTGGACAAGAGCGGCGGCCCAGAGGCCGTCTACAAGGCCGCGTTTGGCAACACGAAGGAAGGGGCCACGACGCTACATGCAGTGATGCAGTCCCTTCCGAAAGATGCGCAGCGAGAGATGTCAGCTTCCTTCATTCGCCGAATGGGGCGGGCGACGGGCAGCCAGCAGAACGCCGATAGCGACGTCTTCAGCATGGAAACGTTTCTGACCAACTGGGCGAACATGAGCCCGGAGGCTAAGCGGGTGTTGTTCGACCGCCATGGGATGGGCTTCCGTCAGGATATGGAAAAGATCGCTCGCATGACTGACAGAATCCGGCAGGGGAGCGCGGTGTTCCGCAACCCGTCTGGCTCGGGGCGGCTGATTTCGCTCATCACCCAGTCGGCAGGTACAGCGAGTAGCGCAGCGAGTGCACTGGCGGCAGGGAGTCCGCTGCTTGCGGCGGGGATCGTCACCAGTTCCGCCTCGCTGGCCGCAGCGTTTAACGGCCTCGGTCGCTTGATGACCAGTCCGGGCTTTGTGCGCTGGGTAGCCCAGAACGGAGAGAAGCCGGTCGGGGAACTGATCTCTCAGGCTCAAACGCTACGTCGTATTGCCGACTCTGAAGGAAACGACGACGTAGCGGAGTTTGCGGATCAGCTTGAAGCTACGAAGAGGCCGCAAAGCCAGAGTAGGCAAGCACTACCAGCGCGATAAGCAGCACAGGGACCGCAACAAGCAGCAAGACGAAGGCCAGCCCGTAACGGCCGTCCTTTCGATCATCCATTTGCTGACTCTCTTCCCAGGACTTGGGGAGGGAGTAGCGGGTCTTCTTCCAAGCATCCATCGAAGTCCATCCTCAGGAGGGCCGGGTCAGCATACACCTGGCCGGTCGTCTGGGATCTCAAAAAACCACATGAACGGGGGGCGGGATCCGCGCCCCAGGAGAGCGTATGACTGATTCAAGGGCTACGGCCTTTTTTAAGGGGGCCGGTAGGCGCATCGCCAATGGCGCCATCCCGGGAAACGTCTTCGACAGTCGCGGCAACTACATGGGCAACGGTGGACGGGCAGCCGTCGCAACTGCGCTGAAGTTCGCCGCTGGCCTGTTCGGCGGGGCGCCTGCCGCACAGCTGGCAGACAGAGGGCTGAGCGGCTGGGTGACTCGTGGAGCGGACTATGGAATCAGTAGGGTGCAGCCCGAGTCTGTCCCGATCTACGGAGCCCCGCCGTCTGCTCAATCCGCTTTCGTCGCAGCGCCGCCCAGTGCCACCCCGAACCTCGGCTTCCCGTCCCAGTCTCCAGGTGGCACGTGGAACGGCTACCTGCAGGGTCAGGGCTCGGTTAACAGCTTCGGCAATCAGAACTTCACTCGTCCTGGCGGCGCGCTAACCAACTGGTCTCCGGCCAGCACTTGGGGGCAGAGCATCCAGCAGGGGCAGGGGTCGAATCTGAACTTCGGCAACTACTCGCCTGGCGCAACGGCAACTGGCGCAGTCCGTGGCGGTGGTGGCGGAGCAGTGGGCGTTAACAGCGGCGCCCGTAGAGGTGGCGGAAACTCGGTAGGCGATGCAGGCGGCGCACGTAGCGCTTTCTGGCGCAAGGCATACGAACAGAACTAACCACAACGGAGCAATAGATGCCGACTTGGCTGAATCAGAAAGAGATCGTGGTCATCAAGACGCTGAGCGGGTGGGTAGTGGGTCCAGAGAAGAACTCGCCGTCCGATGAGTGCATTTCCTATGCCGCGTGGATCGCCGAACTGAGGGAGTAGCTATGTCGTCGTCTCTATCCCCTGCGGCCGTGAAGGGCATCGCTGCAGTGATGCTCCGAGCCAATGCGGGACAACGTGTCTACCTGGGCGGCCTAGACATCACCGAGATGGCCGCGAGCTTCCTCCAGCGACATGTCGAGGAGGTGGGCTTGGATGTTGCGGACAAGGCTTTCCGTAGGCATGGGCTCGTATTGGTAACAACTGAAAACAATAGGTGACAGCTATGGCATTCAAGCCAGGACAATCGGGCAATCCGAGCGGCCGGCCCAAGGTGGATTTTGAGGTGCGTCAGTTGGCGCGAGAGTACGGCCAGGAGGCCATTGAGAAGCTGGTAGCCATCATGCGAGGCGACAACCCTGCTCTGGCTAAGGCGGCCAGCGAGGCGCTGCTGGATCGGGGCTACGGCAAGCCGGTCCAGTCGGTAGGGGTAGACCCTGATTCGGTGCCCGTCCAGGCCATCACCGTGCAACTGGTGGCTATGACGCCAGACTCCGAGCCGGAGGGCGACCGTGGCTGATGATCAAACGCCAATTTCTAGCGTAGAAACAGATAGAACCCAAGAGGCTTGGGATGGTGTGACCTACGTGGTGTTTGCCGCTGAGCGGCAGTGCCTGCCGGAGGACTTCGAGGGCAGGGCAGAGGTGGCAAAAGAAGCAATCGGCGAGCCCTGGAAGGCCTACGATCTGCACGACGGGCGCTGCCCTGCCTGGACGGGCGAACACTGCCAATGTGGCCTGGTTAGCTGTTTCAGCAACGGCCGGTGGGTGGCTGAGGTGGACGTGTTTCACTCAGTCATAGACCAGCATTCGCTGCACTAGACCTACTTCCGGGTCTCATTGCAGACGTACATGTCCCACTCCTTTTCGTACCGACATCCGACGCCACATTCGTAGCTCCCGAAGTCGTCGGATTGATGCTGGAAGGCCAATTGCCGCAGAGCGCCAATAGAGGCGGCTTGGCACTGCTCGAAGGACTGGTAGTGGCCGTAGATCGCCTTGGAGGCATCTTCGGCTGCCAAGGATTTCCCTGGGGGGTAGACGAAGGCTGTCCAAGTCTCTGGTTGTTTGGCGCAGGCCCCAAGCATGGCGAGGGTGGGCACAGCGACGTAAAGCAGTTTAGACATAGTCGGATCCTTAAGGTTTAGAAGGAGCCAATTAGTGAAGGTTATGCAATTGCTGTGCCAATGATTCGATTGGATATCGCTCGATTAGGGGTTAGGCTCGGAAGTGGCCCACTCAGACTTGAGTAGGGGAATTGCCCGAAGGGAGGCACAGTTTTGAAACCGGCGCGCGTCCAAATACAGCTTTTTAGACTAAAGAAGGTTGGCGGTGAAAGGGCCGTCAGCTCTCTATTGCGGGCAATTGAGGCGGATGATATCGGAGACCGCGTTCGATACGTACGCGGCGCGAACGTTCGACTGGAAAGTGTGGAGCGGCTGGATGCGGAGAAAGACTTGCCGCGCCGATGGGCTTTGGACTTTGTGAAGTTGAGGGACGTATCCGGACCTGGGAAGGGGAGCAAAGACCAGCCAATCGAAGACCTTGATATCGACGAGGAGCAGTTCTTCGGAGAAGAGGCGGCAGCGCTGTATCTTCCGCAGACGCGTCATCTGATAGCTCAGTACAACCACTATGGCGTTAGGCCAAGCGCAATGGCGCAATACTTGTCTTCGTATTTGGAGGACGAGACCAATGAGTACGAGGCTGATGTCGTACTTGACCCTGAGGCAGAGGCTCGCTACGAGAGAATTACGGAAGTTAGGAGGTTCTCGGTTGGCGTGGATCTCGCCAAGCTGACCGCGCGGCAGCGTAGAGACGGTCACGCGCTTACACAGGCCTTGGGTCAAGCCGCCGACATGAATGGAGCGCGCATCAAGATTGAGGTCTCGGTTGGTCATGACAAGAACAGGTCCCTCGTCAAAGCAAAGGGATGGTTGAGCCGACTGGTCAACAGTGGCGCTGCCGACTCAGCGGAAATCGCAGGCCGTGAGACGCCGGACGGTGATATTTGTCCTGTAGATCTCATCAACGAGACACTTAAGCATCATGTAACCATTGAGCCGGGCTCGGGGAAGCGCCTGCCAATGGAGGCGCGCTTTAGCAAATTGGAGGCGACATACAGAAGATGGCGAGAACGAATTCAAAATGGATAACACCGCTAGATCGGGAGCGAGCTTCGCCCTGGATACTCGCTCTTGTCGTGGGTCTTGCGGCTTGGTTTTTGCACGGTGCGGCGTTTATTTCTCTGCCTGTGCAGTCGCCAGATAGCTATCTCTCGGCCGTGATCTCATTGGGAGGGGTGCTGACAGGCTTCATGGCTACGCTCAAAGCTCTTTTGTACGCAATGAGCGACACTGCTTATAGGCGCCTGAAATGCAGCGGGTACCTGGAGGATCTTCTCCGCTATCTTCGTGAGGCTCTATGGGGCAGCGTTCTAATGTGCGTTGTTGCACTGATCGCCTTCTATCTCCCTAAGAGCGTAGGCCTTCACTCTATCGTTGCTGGGGTGTCGGCGTTTGCGCTTTCCTCCGTCGCGAGGATTGCGAGCATTACAACCAAGCTTTTGGCTGTGCGGCCGATTCCAGAGGATGATTAGATTTCGCTGTTTGATGGCTTGCCGTTCGGGTATCGATGTGACCTGTGGCGCACCTATCCCGGAAAGTAGCTTCACCTATTGCTCTGTGGGAGGGGGGGGGGCGTAGGGAAAGACTCTTCTCAATGCTGAAGAGTCTTGGTGTGAGGAGGCAAAAGGGTATTACACCTGCGATTGGTAAGATGGCTAATTGGAACCTATCAGCGAAGGAGAGGGCCATGGACGATAACAAAGTGCCCAGTGCTAGAAAAAAGCCAGGTGCCAAGGTCGGCAAGCCGAAAGGTGCTGCGCCGAAGAAGGATCAACCTATCAAAAGCGATCAGGCGATGTTTTACACCTTGGGTGCCGCATTGAAGAAATTGCATAAAAAGGCACCTGACGCTCCCAACGGTGGGAAAAGGAAGGCTTGATCGGGCTTCTAGGTCATCACGCAATGTGACCCATTTGCTAGAGGCGCTATCGGTCGCTGCCGTCTCAACTAACTTTTCCATTGCGTTCGTCATGCTTGGGCGATGCGTTCGCAATGCGTTCGCATCGATTTCGGATGCGTTCGCACTGTCTATTAGCCCTGCCGCGCCGGGTGCCAAGCTGGCAGCAATAGGCCTCCGTGATTGGAGACGCAAGTTTTCATCGCGTTGGCCGATATCGCTCCAGATGTCTAAACAATGGAGCGGAGAACATGGACGATCAGATGACCTGCCCGATGTGCATGGGGCGAGTGCCACGCGGCGCTATAGTCTGCCGAGGGTGTAAGGCTCGTATTGAGTACGGTATCCCTGGTTGGGCGGCTACGGTGGTTCTGGTCTGCTCTATCGCCTTCGGTCTCTGGTCGGGTGCAGTCCTGACTTGGTGGATCGGCTTAATTGGAGGCCTGGTGCTGTTCTGGCTAGGTTCGGTGGGTCTCCAACACCTGTTCCGGCACCGTGTCGTCTTCCGGCTGAGGTACTAAGGCTCTCGATTGGGCGCCCCGATCTGATCTGTGAGCAGTGCGAGCGCCTGCTGCAGGGCCGCTCTGTAGATGGCGCCACCATCCCCGGAGTGCTTCTCTGCAATCCCGGGAAGCAACTGCGTCCACACGCGGCAAAGCTCCTCCGGTCTGGGATGGGTGATTACCGCTGCACGAAGTCCGTACTCGAACGCCTTCAAGTAGCCGCGATGGGCCTCCAAGGACGTCTCGCAGGCTTCAAGGCGCTGCACTATTTCGGCGATTGCTTCTGACATCGGCGTCTCTAGACAGGTGGCTGAATAGCGGAGATAGTCGGCACAAGCCTACGGATCCGCGCGATGAGCATCCTCAACGTTCTTTTGCGACCTGACCAGCTTCTCGTCGCGGTCGATACCTTGGCCGAGGACGCATTCACGGGGGCTCCATCTTCAGGGGCGAAGCTGCTCTTGATTCCGCAGCACAATCTGCTCTTGGCAGCTCGCGGCTCTACGCAGTTCTTCCTACGAATGTACGAGTTGTGCCTACAGGCTAGCTTCCGGGGGGATTTCACGATGGAGCAACTGATGGCAGAGCTGGGCCTAGTGATCGACAAGCTTTGGCCCGCTTACGAGAAGGCGGCCATTGAGGCCGGCCTGCTTCGATCTGCTCTCGGTACGGAGCTCGTGCTCGGTGGTTGGTCGGCCAAGAACGGGCGCATGGTGGCAACCGCCTATGCCAAACACGACAGCGCTACTGCGGCGATAGTCCAACGTCTGGATGGCGGGCTGGCTTCACCAGGCGAGCCATTGAAAGGGCGCTCCGACAGTTTTGAGCTCGTAGACGTGCTGCAGGCGGGGCGCCTACAAGCGGCGTGGCTCAATCAGGCCGTCGGGCGCCAAGTCGCAGGTGGCAGGCTTCTGGTTGCCGCGCTGAGTGAAGGCCAAGCGCTAGTTCAGGACCTAGGGACGCTTTAGGTCGTCGGGCACGATGCCCGCAAGTGCAAGCACACGATCGCGTCGCATCTGTTCTTGCCAGCAGAGCCGAGCCCCTTCAAAAGTCAGCACCTCGGCTGCCTTGCAGCCCAGGCAGATGAGCTTGACACCACCGTCCGCGTCCTCAAGGCCCCAGCCTCTGGACTGGGCCGGCCAGACATCCTTGACTCGATTCCACAGGCGATACACGTACATTGAAGTGACGCGACCCCATCCATCGTTCCGTTGAGTTGGAGAATGGGCCGAATCCGCAGGATCCGGAAGGATTGCGTAGTAGTCATATATGTGCGAGACGACGTCCCTGATGCCTCAATCCTAGAGATAGAATGCTAAAGGGGTTCGCTGGCGTACTGGTCACGCGGAACTGAACCATGGACGTAGTTGCGCCCTGACCCTACCACGTCCTGGAAAGCCAGGCTGCAGCTCCTCTAACGATGCCGCGCTCCCGATCATCAAAGGCTCGTAGAAGAAGGACTAAAAGTGATTGTAAGTTTGTTGCTGTACCGGCCGGGTCGTTTAAAGGCGGACTGCACCTCTGGGGTCTCCAGCGTGAGAGGGGTGGGCGTGCAGACAACCGGAACGGGAATACCAGGCAAAGTGACCATGCGACCTTCGCTGTTGTTGACGCTTGGCAGGCGGATAACCTCATTGTTTGGAAGGTCGATCTTCTTCCCCCCATATGTCAGGCTTGCGTTGTAGTCGATACGAGACGCATAGACGCCGCTCTTGTCCACGTCCAAGAGTACCGAATAGCTCCCACTTTCGCGTCTATCGATCAATAGCCCATCGCTGGCTGACACATCGAACCAAGTGCTTTGTGAGTTGTAGCCATCGTACAGGCACATGTCGATGGTGGATGTCCCAGAAATACGACTTCCATTTGGCAACTTCCTCAGTCTTAGATCAACGGTGGGTGTCGATTCTGTGAACGCTGGCAGGTAAATCTGGATGTTGTTCCTGTCGGTGACTTTCAGCTTTATCGCTGCCTGGAACGTGGCGATCGAGGGGATTGGTCCCGAGCTCCATTCCCTCAGGTCAAGTTGCAGGATCGCCTTCCAGATTCCGCCCGACGGGAGTTTACTCAGCTCTGCGGCGGGAACTCTGACGAAGAGAGCTCGCCCGTCCCACGTGCGATCGCTGGCGCACCCCCCAAGACTGGCCAGCTGCGCCTGATGCATTGAAACCCGGCTTATCGAAACGACCTCTGGAACGATTGTTCCATCGCAATCCACGTGACGTGTATATCCGTTCTGTCCGCTAAGGGTAAGGACCGCCGTTGCGCCCGTCGCTTCTTCCCTGAAGGAAAGGCGGATCGGGGTCGATGTTCCGACAGCGCTATTCCATACGGGCTCTGTGGGGCAAGCACCTGTCGTCGTATCACTCGTCGACTTGCACGTCCATGTATTGCGTCCCCACTTGATGGGATGCCCGGTGTCGTACCCGCCTGAGGCACCATTGAAGACCAGGACATCGCCCAGAGGTTCTCCACGGTCCCGGGTGGATTCCACCGATTCGCTTAGGTTTGCCGGGCTCTGCGACGCGGCCGAAGCGTCGAGCGTGACTGCACCTAATACGGCCGCCAGCGCGAGCGCCCGTAAGAGACTTTGTCTTGATCCGATCATCTGTATGCTCGCTGTTCTGAGTGCTTACGGGTCGCGGGGATAGCAGCCGCGATCCGAGCGGGTGATTCAATGACTCGCGCCGGAGGAGTTCCCCCCGGGTGCTTGCGTGCTTGTGACGTATCGCTGCTCAAGCAGCTTCTGCACTCGTGCCTGCTTGCGCAGCACCTCCGGGAGCGCATTAGGCGTAGCTACTTCACAATGCACCTTGCCAACGACCATAAGAACATCCTGACGGCGTTTGACCTGAAGAGGGCAGCGCATCAATGTAGGGCCGTTGACCAAGAATAGAACGTCCTCTTTGTGGTCTGTTTCGACGATGAAGCCGCCATCTTCATCAAGTGGTGGCATCGTTCCGTTTAGAACCACGCTATCTGCAAGGGGCTTGCCGTTGTCATCGAATGCTTGTCCAACGTAGGTGTAGATTACCTTCGCGTCCACCTTCCGCAGCATGAGCTGCCCGGGGATCATGAACATCGCTTGCTTTCCGAGGCCCTCGATCACGCTGGTTCCGTTCGCAGATGAACTGGAGCCTGCATCACTTACTTCAACTGTGACCGGCGAGAAGGCGACCACGGGAAGCAGAGTGCGTTGTCCAAACCCAACTTTGATTCTCGCGCTGGAACCTCCGCTAACCTCGGCGGCCATGCCGCTTGCTTCTTCGTGCTTGGCGACCCGCACCACAAATCCCGCCAATGGATCAGACTGCGAAGCGGAGCCTCCAAGGAAAGCGCCCGACCGAGCGAGGGCAAATGATGATGAGTAGCTTGCCGTCACAGAGGGGCTAGCACCGGATTCTCCACTGCGATAGGTATTCGTGATAGAGGCAGCGGCGTCGCCATAGCGACCGTTCCAGCGTCCTTGGAGAGCGCCGCTCAGGCTGTCAGAGCCGTAGCCCGACACTCCCAAGGCAATCTCACGCTCTGTGTCTCCCTGCCAGCTCCAGTTCCGGTCCAATGAATAGTTGGCCGCCGTCCTGTCACGATCGGTACGCATATCCACGCCCGCCGACGTGAACGTGCTTGGGCGTCCCGCGCGCAACGCCGGATCCGCCATCGACAGAGTGACGCCGACGTAGCCACCATACGTATTGCCTCCGCCAGGACTGCGGTTCGCGAACAGTCCACCGCTCAAACTGGCATTGAACATTCGCCAAGTCGCGGAGCGCGAAAGGGAGAGCTGAAAGGCACGCGATATTTCCTCCCTCTGGCGTGAGATAGGGGGCAGCCAAGGGCGATCTAGATCAGTGAGAGACCAGCTTGGAATTCGGCCGACGTTCCTGTTGTAGCTGTACCCGAGCACTGCCGACCAATCTCCTATCGGAAAGGAGATCGTGGCGTTCAACATGTCGTAACACCCAATGTCGCGATGTGAAATGGATTTGCCGTCACAAGCAGCGCCGCGCATCCGGTAGCGGTAGACGCTCCAAGCGATGCTATTGGAGAATGAGATCTGCTGCGTACTGCCACGTGTGCCATTGTCGCCGATCGCGAGGGTGGTGCTGGCCGAGAGCATGCCTCGGCCCAACGCGTGGCGCCAGTCGAACTCCGTTTCACCATATGTACCACCGTCTACGCTTGCGACGCCGGTCGTCACCGAAAGACTATTGGCAACAGGAAATCGAATGCCGGCAGTCGCGTTTACATTGTCTGTGGCTTTTCGATCAGCCGAACGGCCTGCTTGTACGAACCATTGGCGAGTGCGCAGCCCGATCCCTCCACCTGTTTTTGTGAAAGGTGCCGTCTGCATGCGGGCCAGAACGTCGTTCTCGAAGATCCGAAGAAGAAGGGGGTAGGTTCCTTCGGGGAAACGAGATGTATCCAGCGAGTTTACGCCTGCCCGCATATAGAAAGTGCCGAGCAGTTCGCTGCCGCGATACGCATCGATTCGCGAATCGCGAGATAGGAGGACCGTCACCGGAGTGCCCAAGTCAGCAGAATCAGGATTGAGATAGGCTAGTGTCGTTCCGACGCGGACGCCATCAAGGGTGCCGACAGGAAGCATCGAGAATCCAAAATTTCCACCGAGCGTGCTCGCAAGGTTACGGCTGTCCATGCGCCCCGCCTGTACATAGTGTTGGGCACCAATGTCATGGCGATAGTAGATGTCTCGAAGCTCGGCCCGGCTGTTGGATGCGTGGGAGAAACTAGTATGTGTGAAGTTCCAGTTGCCGCCTATGAAGCTCTTTTTCGTTATTCCGAGCGCACCAGTTCCCGATACAGCAACGCTCTTGTAGCCCCGCCCACTTGCAACGTTGATAGTTTGCTGGTGGATCAAGGCGTTGTCGGACATTGGAGATGCCACACGGAGCCGCTGGTCGCCCTCTTCACTGCCCAGCCAGTCTTTTGATAGAAATAAGTCGAGATTGCCGTCGCTTTCGTTATAAATTACAGCCGCAGCTTCAGTGTCAATATACCCGCACCCATTCACGCCAGGGTGGCCAGTGCATGTAAGGTTCCCGTTGCGCGACATCGGGACTGATAGCGCGGCGAGGATAGCTGAAGTGTCGGCATCTGACGCAATCTTCGCTGAAACTGCCTTCAGCACCTCCTCAGGCTCTTCGAAGCGAAGAGTTTCCGGAGTTACAAATACGCGGAACAACCCAAGCGATTCGCCTAGAAACAGGATGTCGATACGCTCGTCGTACCCTGCCGTGATGCTCTCGAACCCCTCAGGCACCGCCGGTGCAGCATGTGCATTGGACGCGATATTCATCGCATACAGGGCAGTCAGACACGCCGCGACGGTTTTTTTTGTATCAAATGGAATCATTGGGGGTCGAGATTGGAATATAGTCGGGCGCGCCTGCAAGACGCGCCCGGTGTGCCAGTCAGCTAGGTATTTAGCCGCCCGATGCTGCGCTCTGCGTAAGGATCACGCTGACGACGCCCTGATAGTTGCCAGCTTCCGTGAGCACCCCCGCGTCCTTCTGTGCGATCGAAAGCGGCATCGCGTTTGAACCGTTCTTGATGTCGCCAGTGAAGATGTCTGCCGCGCTCAAGGTCGCGGCAGTGGTCGTCAGGGCAGTGCTACCAAGCTTTACCGCCAACGGGACTTCCGGTGCGCCAGGATTGGTAATGTTGCGAAGCGCGGGGGCGATCGACAAGCGAACCTGAAGGTCCTTCTTGGAATCGTTAGTGAAGATCTTGGTCATCACTTCCGCAGTCTGAAGACCCTGGCCGGGCATGTACTGCATCTGCATGGTGGTCGGCAGAGCGGAACCGTCTGCGGAGAGCATCTCAAGCGAGGTGTCGACGTTCGCGGTTACGGTGATGTCTTTCTGGACTGCGTGCGCAGACATCGACATCGACATCAGGGCGACGGCGGCAATCGGAGCAAACTTCAACATGACTATTCCTTCTGGTTGATTGAGGTGAGGGAGTGACCGGAACTGGTCGGGTTACGTGCGCTTTGCACGTCGATCGCGTCGATGAGATGCGTAGGCACAACTTTCTGCTGCACATCCGACATTCCTTCGACTCGATATCGAATCCGCACATATCGTGCGGGGCTCAAGCCCTCGAGCTTGAATTTCTGGTCCGGGTAAACGCTGCGTTCGAAAGTCGTCCAACGACAGGACGACTCATTCTGTGGCGTCTCGCAGGCACCGGCACTGAGTAGGCCAAGCCGCACATTTCCTGTGTTGATCAGCGTTCCATCCGACACGTCCAGATCTGGCGCGGGCAACTTTGGCAACACTCGAACAAGGGGGGCCCATACGAGGTTAAAGCTGACCTTGCCAGCTGTAGCATTGCCTGCATCTGCTTCGTCATCGGTGGGCGGGGCAATCGGATGCAGATAGACGCGGTAGAGAACTTCCTTCTGGGGGGCGCTCAGTGGTATCACCCGAACCAATCGTGTCCCTCCTGCGGGCAGTGCGAACTTGGCAGGAGAGATGACAACAGGGTAGTCGCCAGATACTGCGTCGCTTTCCTCGCGCTCATTGTCCGTCGCTGGATCGATAACCCGCTGCACGCTTGCCTTCACATACTGGGTCTCTTCTGACTTTGAATAGACGCGCAGTTGTGCGGCCGAGTTGCCGTCCGGTCCGATCGATGCTGCCATGGGATAGACCAACATGTTTGCCCCTGCAGTGGGCACGATTAGCGGCAGCGCTGTTGTGCAGAGGAGGAGTCGGCACATGTAGCGCAGGCCCTTCATAGCAGTGATTTGCATCCGTTACCTCGATTTATGTTTCAGGACTAGGCTCAGGTACGAGCGTGTGCGGACGATGTGGCGCCGGGCGACGCCCTCGCCTGGAGTCGGTTTCGTCGGTTGATAAGTCAAGATTTAGCTTCGCTGCCATTACTGGGGCGCGCGCCCGGCTTCTCTCGACTACCTCAAGAGGTTGGTGTCTGAAGCAAATCGATCAGCGGAAAGTCTGCCGGCAGGACGGTCAGCGGGAAATCAGACGTTTCCTAAAACTGATCGAAGAACACCGATTGCCCTTGCCTTGCAGGCATTGAGCCGCACCTGAGCACGGATTTCCGGGCGGAGCCTGATGTTGCTGGAGGCGGGGCTTGTGCATCTGCTGACAATCCAATTGGATGCAGATGAAGAGTGGCACGTCATAGGCAAGTGCGCTATTGGGGCCACATTTCCTCGGCGATAACTGCCACTGGCGCGATAGTTTTGCTTGCCGACTGGCGCTTCCGTGAGTCTTCATGCACCGCTTTAGAGCAACGGTGCCTGAAGGGAGAGGGCGGGCGTCTGCTCTCTATTGGCGAGTAGCGCGTGGCTCTAGCAGTATGTCGGTTGATCGCGACGACGCTGGTGATAGCCTAGAACGGCTTGCGGCGGGGCCAAATGACTATGGGGAGGCCGGACGCCAGGTACTTTGGTGTGACCATGAAAGAAGGTTCACTAGGCGCATAGCCTGATCATCTTGACAAACTTGTGAATGCGACTCATCTCATTCGGATAGACCGAATAGTATGGAGAATTCAACCAATTCTTGGTCGGTCCGGGTTCCTAGCTTGCTCATGGCACTAGTTTTTTGTGTGCTTACCGTCTTAACGCTACGGTTTAGCGAGCTAGCGATTTCGCTCACGCCCTGGCCGCTAGTGAAGCGTTGAATTACCTCGAGCTCGCGCGGTGATAGCGTCGCCACAGACGTTACGCCGCCCGCGTCAGGGATGGCCTCTTCCCGTGGCAGCTCAGGCCAGCGGTAAGTGCGGCGAGCAAGTGCAGTAGTCAACGCGATGCTCAGTTCCTTTAGGCCACAGCTCTTAGGGATCACGCCACAGACGCCAGCGCGATACATCTCGGCCACTATTGAGCGATTGGAAACCATAGTAAGTACAAGTATCCGAACCTCAGGGAAATTTTGCTGCAGGTAGGAGATCAGCTTGATTCCGTCACTCAAGTGGCCTTCGCTAGGCATGCTGTAGTCGGTAACGACAATCTCAGGGTCATGTCGTACTACCAGCTCAACAAGGCTCGTAGGGTCCTGGGCCTTTCCTACTAGTGTGAAGCGCCCATCGCGGTTGATCATATCGGCGATACCTGCAAGAACTATGGGGTGGTCATCGGCAATGACGATCTTAGTCTTCATAGGAGGAGCTCCAGGGATTGGGATAGGCTGAACTAGGCGTGCCAATGTGCATTGAATGCCATGGCCGGTAGCAATCTGGCGGACTAATCGCGCTTCGGCCCGGGCGCAAGGTGTCGCGAGGTAACGTCGACATTGATCCTCCGTTTGGGGCTGAATCTCCGCGAAAATGGAGCGCAGAATCCTGAAGCTAATTCGGCTGTGCTGTAAAGCGTCAGTATCAAGACAATTTTTGTCCGGTGGTGACGGACTGCTTCTCGGGCCGCCGCCCACAACTGCTCCGCTAGGTCGTGAGGAGTTCCCGGCAAACTTGAGTGGAGGGTGGTTCAGAGTTCAATCCATCGTGACAGCTGCCCAATTCCCGAGCACAGGCTTGATGGCGTGTCGTCAGCAACTGCTTCTGTCGCAATCCTTGCGACCGCCGGCCGTATCCTTCCGGCCATGCATTCCTCCCACGGCTTCCGCACCGCCCCGATCCCCTCTGGCTGGCTCCAGATGGGGGAGGGCTGGGTGCTTTGGTAAACGGCCGGGAGACGGCCAGCGTCACGCCCGATGGCGGCCCCGGGGTGCGCTTGTGGATGGAAGGCCAGAAGATGTGGCACGTGAAGGAAGCACGCGCGGCCAACGTCCGGCAGGCAAAGCTCTACGCCGAGCGCTGGTGCGCGGCCAAGCTCTACCCGAGCTGAGGCTGCGGGAAGCGGTAGCGAGGCTGGTGGACAGCACGCCGACCGAGCTGCCGCCGCCGATGCCCGGCCTGCCGCCGACACCTGAGCAGCTGCGGCAGGCCCGCCGCTTGGCTGAGGCCGGGACGACGGAGCTGGAGCGGGTCAAAGAAGCGCTGGAGCCGCGCAAACCGCCAGCGATAGCCAAGCCCAAGGCGAAGGATCCATGGAAGGGAAGACTCCGATCCAGCAGGGCCGAACCCACAAGGGGTAACCAGTCTCCCGATAGCCGCCGGGTCTACTCTATTCGCCAAGACGGCCGGGGTACTGCGGGGCCAAGATGAGATTGATGACGCCCGAGCGGTGGCTAGACCGCTACTTCGAAGAGGGCAGCCGCCCGTCCATGCAGGTGCTGCAGAGACTGCTGCGTGAGGGCAAGCTGCCCGGCCGCAAGGTCGGCGGTGCCTGATACATCGACGAACACGAATGGCTCGCGAATGGCGACGATCTTGTCCTGAGCGTCTTGCGTAGTTCTTAGGGCCAGAGGCAGCCCCGCCTGGCTTCGGAGCTATACGCACGATTTGGCTCCGCACCGGATGAGGGGTAGCATCCGCTCAGGCAGCCACGCCGGCTGCAGGACGCCCTCTTGGGGATGACCCCAGAGGCAGGGGAGTGGGCGCTGTGAAAGGATTTCTGATGCTCTGTCTGGGGCTGGCATTGGCGTGGACAAGCGGGGCTGATGCGCGCGGCGTTCGGATCAGCGGTTACGTCAAGAAGGACGGAACCTATGTCGCCCCGCACTACAGAAGCGCTCCGAATCGGTCGACGCTGGACAACTACTCAACCCGGGGGAACTACAACCCCTATACGGGCCAAGCTGGCAAGAAGGATCCGTACGCGCTACCTCCGCCGAGGGGAGGATACGGATCCGGATACGTGCCCAGTGCCCCGGCGTCGACCTATGCCCAACCGGTCTATCGAAGCACGTCGGCTCCGACGGAACCGACTACATATCGCTTGGCACACTCCAGCGGCGGCTGGCCCAGGTTCAACGCGCCGGCCACCGCAAGCCCGGAGAGTGTGGACGATGCGGAACGCTACGGTAGCGGCCGCTCTAACTATCTGGCGTCGGCGGCCGGGAGTCTCTGCAACGAGTTCTTGCTAGCCGCTGATGAGATGGCCAGGTCGGCAGAGACTTTGGCCAAGTGCGCTTCGCGGATGGACCCCAGGCAGACTTGTGCAGTCGAGGCTGATGACGCTATGCAGTCGTCCATTCGATACCAAGTCAGTGCCAGCAAGGCACAAAGCTACTGCCGCAGGCCGGAGTAAGACGAAATAGGAGGTCACCATGTCCGATGGAGGTAGCTGCGTTCCTTGGGAGCTGCGTGCAATTGGAGCCGCTGACGTTGGAGTTCTTTTGGGACTGTCCCCGCGTGCTGTTCTTGAAACAGTGGCATGCCGCCCAGACTTCCCGATCCGCCTGACCATGCGCCCGGCCACATGGGTAGCCGGGGAGGTATTGAAGTGGCGAGATAGCCATCGTTATGGGGCACGAGCGCGCAGTCGGAGAACTTCTATGCAGCAACCTTCCAGGGAGGGGAACGAGTAAGGCCTAGCGGCCACGACTAGTCCGGCTGCCAGACATCTCCGCCTAGCGGACTACTTCCTTTTTCGACGCACAGTCGCCGTCCTGTCAGCGGACTTGGTTCGCTTCGTTGCCAGTAGTTCTGCAATCCGCTCCTCAGCAGATGATGTGAGCGGCTTGGTGAAAGAGACTTTCGGGAGGACCGGCATGGGTGGGGGCACGTACCGCGACCGCTGCCACCATGCCTCTAGATCGGCGGCATGAATTCGATCCGATTTCGCGCCCTGCCCCAGACGCATCGCGGTGAGCTGGCCATCGTTGATCGCCCTACGAAGGGTTCGAGGGTGGCATGCACAAAGCTCAGCTGCCTGAGCGAGCGTCATCAGCTTGTCAGCCAGATCCATCAGCCCTTTCCCCTTCGTTGGTCATAGCGCCTCAGGCGGGCAAGAGCCTCTTCCACCTGCGCAGACCTTGGGGGAATAGATGGAGTGTTGGAGCCAACACGCCCACGCGTGGTCCAGTCGCTGGCGTTGTGAATAGCTCGATAGAGTTCACTCTTCTCATAAAGCTGCTTGCCCATGAAGTTCCTAGGGACAAGGCCGAGATCGAGAGCGTTCTTCCGGAACTGGCCGGACGACACGCCGCAATAGTGGGCCGCCTCGTCAACGGTGAGCCACTCCTTGCCCGAAATATCGAAACGAAGGACCGCCAACTGCTGGCGGAGAGCTTTGATCTCGTCCTGCAGGGAAATTTCGGGTTCAGAGGTGTCCATCTAGATCTCCGCCTACACGTGTCCCCGAACACCCTGCCACAGCACGAGCTACGCCGGAACCCCGCAGATCAATCAACGGGATTTCAAACCCATAACACGATAGGGAGAGGCCGCACCCTCTCCTCTATGCCGGCGCAATGCCGGCTCCCTACTGACTAGGAGCTTATCGTGTTCATCGAACGACCCCATTCCCCTCTCGAGTACCTGGCCGCCTTCGCGGTTGTCTTTCTGACTGCTCTGTTGGCACGGAACAGCGCCGACTGAGTGACCTGCGGGGCGCCATCCTGGGCCCCGCGACTTGGAAAGTTGGATCCCCCCAAAAAAACAGTTATATCCCCCTCTTCCTGCATTCCTTTAATTTCAATAGCTTATCGGCGTGAAATTGGGTGGCTGTTCGGAGGGGCTGGTATGCGCCGCCAACGGCTACGTACGCTCGCCTCACTTCCACAGAGCAAGAAGGCAATGGACAAGGACTCTCCTTCACACATCCGGATGCTCCGTCGCGCCGAGGTCCAAGCGCGGCTGGGCATCGCAAGGTCGACTCTCTACGCCTACCTCAACAAGCGCTCACCGAGCTACTTGCCGGCGTTTCCCAAACCCATTCGTCTCGGCTCAACCGTAGGGTTCATTGAGCACGAGATCGAGAGCTTCGTTGTCGGCCTGATGCAGGCAAGGGAGGGGGCGCCGGAAGAGCGCTAACTTTCCACGGACGAGCATTGGCTCTTCCGTCCTCTTCACCCCCAATAGTGCCGCGTTTCCAGGGAGAAATTGCCACGCGGCTGGCGCAGAATAGTAGGAATGAATGTTGTTATATGTGAGTCGCACTAGTTGGGCAAAACGGGTATCACTATGAAAACTGCTAGTGGTCTAATGCACCAGCGGGCGTACGTCTGGGGAGAGGATGGAACGAGGTACATCACCCACCAGTTGGATGCCGTATTCGAAGTAAAGCGAATCGTTGACATGATGGGTAAGCTCATCGGCAGCAAAGGCCCGCTCTTCCGCTGCTACAAGCACGCTGGCTGTGATTTTGTAGAGCGTACGCGCATTGGTGATGCGCTTGTCCTTTGCCTGAAGTCGGATCTGCGCGTGATCGACGAGCAGTTTCCGCAGCATCGCCACAGCCCGCTTTTTATGCTTTTCAAGCGGTTCTTTGGTCACATCTATCCAATGGGGCAGCGGCTTTGGCCAGAGGATATAGCGATCCTGGACGCGGCTATTGCAGAGGCTCGTGCGCATGGCAAAGGAAAGGAGCTACAGACGCACCTGAAGCACATGAAACGCAGCGAGCGTTCGAATTCGACGGCCTGTGAGACTCTGCTTGAAGGGTTGCGACGGCGCTACTCAAAGCTGCTGGTGCTAAGGGTGGACTTCGAGTACTTCTCGACCTACTGCCCGGGCGTGGGATTCCGGGGGCAAGCAATGACCCTGGATGAGGCGAAGGCTCATCGAGACAAGCTCCTCAAGTATCTGCGCAAGGGGCCGTACGGGAAGCACCTCGCGGGCTACATGTGGAAGATGGAGTATGGCTTCGAGAAGGGCTATCACTTCCACATGGCTATCTTCTTCGACGGCCAGCGCGTAGCGAAAGATATCGTGCTGGCAGACGTCCTCGGTAGGCACTGGCAGAACGAGGTCACCGAAGGCAAGGGTATGTACTTCAATTGCAACAAGAGCAAGGAGGACTACGAGCGTTGCGGCATCGGCATGGTCAACCGCATGGATGACGTGAAATGGTCATATGTGGAAGAAGCAATGCGTTACCTGACCAAGGTCGACCTGTACCTGCGCTTCCAAGCCGGCAAGCGAACCAGGACGTTTGCCACCAGCAGCGCGTCCACTGGGCGGACCAAAGCGCCGCCTCAGGCGCCCGTTCCTACCATTGGCATGCAGCTCCGCCCTGCGATTTAGTGGCGGGCACAAACAAGCCAACGGTGGCGTTGGACCCCAAGCACCTTACTGGGCCGGCAGGACAATGCCCTGACGGCCCTTCTTGTTGCACGCAGGCGGCCCCTGCTTACGCTGGTCCAAGGCCGCACCCGACATGCGGCGGACTGGCAGGCCCGGCAGCCGCCCGGGCCGCGCTTCAAGAGCAGTCATAGAAAAAGTGAGTCAATTAGCGAGTCAGATTGACTTATGTATTCTATTTTTTTGCATTAAATCAATGACTTGCTTATTCAATGCGATTGCATCACGGCCCACCATCGCAGACAGCGCCGGCATCACCTGCCGGGCAACCCAGAAAGCGCCGAGAGGCGCTTTTTTGTTGCCCGCGTGCAGCCACGGTCGGCATGCCGCGACGCCGGCGCAGGAAATCTTCCAGCAACACCAATTAATTACCTTTAAGGTAATTAATTCGGGAATAAAAAGTAATGGATCGTGCGGTTTTGGCCGGTCAGAATCAACCGGCCAGGTCTCTTTCAACCGTAGTGCGCGCGTAGAAGCCCCGCATCGTGGAAGGAAATCCCCTCGCGGATGCACTCCTCGGCGCGTTCCATATCCTTGTGCAGCTGGATCAGCGCATCGTCGGCGAGCTGGTCGATGTCCACCACCCCGCAACAGGCCTGGTCGATCACATGCTGCATCGGCTCCCCCCAGCGCCGGCGTACGTTGCGGATCATGCGGCAATGCCACTCGCGCATGATGGCGTCCATCCGCCGTTCTCCCGGGGCTGCATGTGCCTCACCGGCCACCACCCGCAAGGCAGGTGTCGGGTTGCGACCGCCGCGCAGTTCCTGCGTCCTAGCGGCCAACCGCTGTGCGAGCTCCTCGAGTCGCGTGTGAGTCATCCTTCGCCTCCCTGATCCGTTTTGCCAGAAGCTTCGTCAGGTCGAGCACATTGTCCGGGGCCGAAGGCTGACCGAACTCGTCCACGACCATGAATGCGGTCTCCAGCAGCACAGGATCGTAGATCCATTCCGGTGGATCGCCGACCAGCTCCAGGTAGTGCGAAAGCACCTTGACCGCAGCGCTCATCTTCTCGAAATCCAGTCCCGTAGATTGAGACTGAAGCGACATCTCAACGTCCTGATCGGCACGATCAAGCGTGCCGTGCGGGAGTTGCATTGCCGACTCGAGATCGCGTGCCAGACGATGGCCGATGCTCTTCGGGTTGCTCTCCGAAATCCACTGGCTGACCTGGGGCTGCGCCCAGCGGGTGCCGCCGAACAGGCGGGCCCATTCGGCCGGGCCGCCGGCAGCGGCAACGCGGAGGCGCATGTTGAGGGTGCGGGCGGTACTGGCGTCCATCTGCAAATGGTGCTCTGCATTACCAATCCAGCAAATGACCAAAACGGTATTGACTTGGTATTACCGGGGCGGTAATGTGGGGCCATGAACCTCATCGACTACGCCATCTCCCAAGGGGGCTACGGCACCCCCAGTTGCCCCGTGATGCGCCGTCTGGCCCACCAGACCGGCTGTGCGCTGCGGACCCTCTACATGATCGCCCGCGGCCACAAGTTGCCTGGCGCCCGTCTGTGCCGACGCATCGAGCTGGCCACGGCCGGTGCGGTCCGTCGCGAATTCCTGCGCCCGGATGTGTTCGCGCCGGGTCCGTCGTCCATCCAGGGAGAAGCCCACCATGCAGCTTGATACGTTCGGCGAATACGTCCGCAGCCGTCTGGAGCACTGGGGCGGGGAATACGCCCTGCATCGCGACTGCGAATACCTGGGCTTCCAATCACGCAACCTGCTGGCTGTCTTGATCGAGCATCGCGGCGACATGCCCGGCCGTGCGCAAGGGTACAAGCCACTGGAGACGGACCTGCTGGCGCAGCAGATCGAAGACATCATCACCGCAGTTGCCCGTGACAACGTGGCGATGGCCTGCGCACTGCGTGGCTACTACTGCGGTCGCGGCCGTCGCAAGGTCGAGCGCTTCGAGACCGCCAATCTGCTGCTCGCCAACTGCGGGCAGCGACCGGTCTCCAACCGGCATTACCTGAACCTGGTCGAGCTGGGCTTCCAGCGCGTGCGCGGCTGGATGGAAGGCATCGCCCAGGCCGCATGAGCGGTGGGCTCAACTTTCGCCCGTCTCCCGACCGGATGAACCCTCGCGCCCAGCCGGCAGCGAGACGGGCACCTCTCCCGGCCACCTCGGTATGTCGTGGCCAGCATCAAATCCTGGACTTTCCATGAAAGAAGAAATCTTCAGCGCAGTGGGCGCAGCGGCGGCCAAATCGGCTCCGCCGGTAACCGTTGCCGGTGCACTTGCCGCCGGCATCACCCTGGACCGCCTGGTGGTGGTCCTGACCATCATCTATCTCGCCGCACAGATCGCTTACCTGTGCTGGCGCTGGCTGCGCGAGTGGCGGCGGAAGGGACGCGAATGAGTGCGCCGCCCACAGCGTTGCCGGTGCGCCGCCTGGTTGCCGCGCTGGTCCTCAGTGCCGCAGGCCTGATCGCCATTGTCGAGCATGAGGGCTATACCGACGCGGCGGTAGTGCCGACCCGCAATGATCGGCCTACCTATGGTTTTGGCTCGACCCGGCGCGAGGACGGTACGCCGGTCCGGCCCGGAGACCGGACTACGCCCGTCCGTGCGCTGCGCACCGTGGAAGCGCACCTGGCGCGCGAGGAATCGCAGTTCCGCGCATCGTTGCCGGGCGTCGCGCTGACACAGGGTGAGTACGACACCTATGTCGACTTCCTTTACCAGTATGGGATCGGCAACTGGAATGGATCATCCACACGCCGGCATCTCCTGCGAGGTGAGTACCGCCAAGCGTGCGATGCGCTGCTGCTGTGGAAGCGGGCAGGGGGCTACGACTGCTCGACCCGGGTCAACGGACAGCCCAACAAGGTGTGTTGGGGCGTATGGCAACGGCAGCAACAGCGTCATGCCCGCTGCCTGGCGGAGCAGTGAGGGATGCCACGCACATTGATCGCGATTGCGCTGCTGGTGCTGTGGTCGTCGGTGATGTTCGCGGCAGGCTGGGGCTGGCGTGGCGATCGCAGCGATGCCGCAAAGGCAGAGGTTGCGTCGCTGCAGCATGCCGAGGCAATGCAGGCCGAGCGCGCAGCGCGCGAACGGCAGGCGGTACAGACCGGGGCGATGGCCTCGCTGGGAGAACAGCATGAACAAGATCGAGAGCGTGCGGCCGAAGTGGAAACAGAGGTGGTTGCTGGCCTGCGTGCTGGCAGTCTCCGGTTGCGCAACGACCTCGCCGCCTGTCATACCGGTCGCTTGTCCGACGCCACCGCCAGCGCCCGCGAACGTGATGCGGGCGCCCAACTACGAGCAGAGGTTGCGGCAGCGCTTGTTCGAATCGGACGCGACGCCGACGACCAGCTCAGGAGCTGCCAGGCGGTGATCGCGTTGGACCGGCGTTGA